CAATGCGGCGCTGACTTCGTTGCTAGCTCAATTGGCTGCTCTCGGATTGATCACCGATAGCACCACTTAAAAAGATTGCCTATTTGCGGCGTATGATGTAATTTAAACTATCACCGTACTGGTGCGGTTCACCAGGGCGCGCCCAAGAATCAATCCAGGGCTGTAGTGAGGGATGTCATGGACATTCAAATTTTATTCAATATCGCAGTCTCTGCCGCTGGATTCTTCGGCGGCTGGACATTGAACAATATTTACAGGTCCCTTGAGAAGCTGGATAAAGACGTGCGTGCCATGCCTCACACCTACGCGGTAAAGAGTGACTACAAAGATGACATTTCAGAAATCAAAGGGTTCCTCACCAAAATCTTTGACAAGCTGGACAACAAGGTAGACAAGCAATGAACTTTGATGGGGCCTTTGTCAGACTAATCGGCCATGAAGGCGGCATATCCAACAACCCCGCCGACGGTGGGGGCCTGACCAAATACGGCATCAGCAAACGCTCATACCCCGGGGAGGATATCGCTAATCTTACGCTAGACCGTGCAAAACGGATATATCGTCAAGATTACTGGGGGCCGGCTGGTTGTGATACTGTGCCTGAGTCGATCAAATTTGATTTATTTGATATGGCGGTCAATTCAGGCGTAAAAACGGCCATCAAGACTTTGCAGAAGGCGATAGGTGAAACTGAGGATGGAATCCTCGGCCCTAGAACACTTCAGGCCATTCAATCTATGCCTGGGCCGCGCCTTGTCGCCCGGTTTAATGGAGCAAGATTGATGTTCATGACAGACCTCGGCGTATGGCCTACCTTTGGCAAGGGATGGGCTCGGCGCATTGCTTCCAACTTACTGGAGTCTTAAATGTCCCTCGACCCCGTTACAGCACTGCTTGACATTGGTGGAAAAGTTATTGATAGGATATGGCCTGACCCAACACAAGCAGCAAACGCTAAGCTTGAGCTTTTCAAGCTGCAACAGTCGGGTGACCTTGCCCTTATTGCGGGCCAAATGGAGATCAATAAAGTTGAGGCAGCCAGTGCCAGTGTATTCACAAGTGGCTGGCGGCCTGCTATTGGATGGGTATGCGGCGCTGGCTTTGCCGTGCAGTTCGTCATTGGGCCACTGGGCGAGTGGGCCTCAGCCCTTGCAGGCCACCCCGTCAAATTCCCTCAGATGGACACCGGGACAATGATGCCTTTGCTTTTCGGCATGCTCGGACTTGGTGCGTACCGAACAGCCGAAAAGATTCAAGGCGTTACAAAGTAGCAAACAACCCGACCACCACCAAGGTGGCCATTACAACCAGGGCGACTATCAAGGATGTCGGAAGATCAATAGATACTTTATCGTCTTTACATTGCCCAATGTTTCTTTGCTTGTTCATTTTTTCTCTTTTGATTGATTGGTCACCGAAGCGGAATAGTTTTCAACTTCAAACCAAAAATCCACATAATCCGGCGTTTCGTTAATGATCTTGGCGATTTTGTGGCAGATCATGTTAAATGCCTCTAGTTGATCCTCTTTTAAATCCTCGTTTCTACAAAACAACTCAATTCTTACAACACTCTTAAGCCCCTGGCTTTCTGCGGCGTTGGTTATGAATTCTCCGCACTTTGTACAACGGTCATTTTGAGTTTCGTCAATCATTTGATTTCCTTCATAATTTCTTCCCGTTCGCGGTTCATCCGGAGCATCGTGTATCGCTGATGAAGTCGCCAGACAATTGATAGCCTTGGATGCTCCGCTTTGCGCTCATGCTCCAACATCTCGAGCACTGTGTTTTCATCCAGGCCAGGTAGGGACTTTTGTAGACTGCGCCATGTTATCTCCTTCATGCTGCTGGCCTTTCTAACAAAGTTTAAACACACTGACAGACTGAACAAGTCGTACCGCTTGCTGGCTCATGCTATCAGCAGCCGCAGCCGCTTCTTCAACAAGTGCTACATTTTGCTGAGTCACATGCTCCAGATCAATAATTGTCTGGTTTATTTGCTCAATACCATTGGTTTGCTCAATCGCTGTCGCGCTGATTCTTTCAATCCGTTCGGCCACTTGCTTTACTTGTCCGACAATGCTTTGCATGGATGCCCCGGCAGCGCCCACCAAATTCCTACCTGCGTCAATTCTTTCCACGCTGGAATTGATGATGGATTTAACATCTTTTGCGGCCACCCCGGCCCTGCTTGCTAACGCACGAATTTCATTTGCAACAACTGCAAAGCCTTGACCGCGCTCTCCCGCACGCGCAGCCTCCACGGCAGCATTAAAGGCCAATATGCTTGTTTGGAATGCGATTCCATCAATAACACCAATAATTTCCGCAATCTGATTTGATGAAGCGGTGATTTCCTCCATGGTATCAACGACCTGTGATACAATCTCGCCCCCTTTTGTAGCAGCATTGCTGGCAGAGCTAGCCATTTGCGCCGCCTCCCTGGCAGTGATAGCGTTCTTTCTCACTGCGGAACTCAATTCCTGCATCGAGGAAGTGGTTTCCTCCAAGCTGCTGGCTTGTGTCTCTGTCCTGCGTGATAGGTCGTTGTTCCCAAGCGCAATTTCACTGGCCGCGCAGTTAATCAGGTCGGCGGTGGAGCGTATGTCTAGGACGATCCCAGACAAATTCAAGGTGACGGTGTTCATTGCTTCGATCATTTGGCCCGTTGCGTCTGTAGAGCTCGCCTGGGGGCTATAAGTAAGATCACCATCAGCCACAGCGCTGGCCACCTGGGAGGCAATCGTTAAAGGCGCGACTAACATCCTTGTCATCAACCAAGCAACCGCAATCGTTGCAAACAATGCAGTGCTGCTGGCTGCAACAATAAACTTAGTGTTACGTGTCGCTTGATTGCGTCCTTTCGCAGCCGCTTGGTTTGCGCTGTCTGTTTGCGCCACCACCAAAGCATCTAGCTCGGCCTTTAGTTGCTTGTAATTGCCATCCATTGTTGTCATGTAAGAAGCGGCATTAGCTAGCATACCAGTCTTAATTTCCAGCGCCTGCCGAGCGTTTTGAGAATACTTTTCAAACTCCGGTATTGCTGCTGCAATGTGTTTTTTGTCAGCGCCTTCTTTCGCATCATCTTGAGTTTTTTGCAAGTCCGTTTTGTATTGACTCAACAAGCTCAAAATTTGCTTATCGAGTTTTTCAATCTTGGCTGATTTATACCCCGCACCCTCCCAAGCCAGACTTTGATTTACCAGAGCGTGGATTCCAGTTATGCGCTCTGAAAGCTGCAAATTACTTACGACACGCGGGAACCTAGCTTCGCCAAGATCAACAATTGAGCCGCTTAGACTTTTATTCGCCCCATAGCCAATTGCGCCAACAATTGCTAAGCACAAGATAGCGATTGCCGGAGCCAAAGCCACCTTAATTCCTACCGGGACGTTACGAATCCATTTTAATAAAAACATCTAAATCCCCTTAGATTACGTATTCTTTATTTGACAAGCATGGAAGGCGTTTAAGCCAACCATGCTTACCTGTTATTACTGCATCAGCGATAGACACCAACTCCGACAAACCCATCAAAGTTAATAAGCTTTCGAGTGTACGAAATCTTGCTTTCAACCTTCTTGGTTTGTGGGTGTGGCCATTCATACTCTACCCAGCCGCCGCCCTTTGCAGCCGTGTCACGAAGCTCTTTGATAAGTAGCTTTCCTTCGGGGTCTTTCATCTCAATCAAATTCTTCCCAATTAGCTTGTCATTCGCGCCATGGGCAACATTCATGCCCTCCATGTTGTACGCAAATACGTACAAATCCTTTTTATGCCAAGTTTTGTTTTCTTTGTCAGTAAAATCTTTAAACGATTGGTCAGGGCCTACTTTTTTTACATGCTCTACAGCAGCATCGACCATGGCCTTCGCCTCATCGCGGGTGCCGTTTTCTTGCGCGTGCACTGCCCCTACGCTAATGCCAAGAGCCAACATAGATACACTGAGAAATTTAGCGATAGTTCCCATTTGGGTTTCCTTTAAAAAAGTTAATAAATAATGTTTTTAATTTGTGCTATCACATATTTCCCTCCATCTTTTCCACTGCGATATCTATTGCAAAACCATAAGAGTTAAGCAAATGCAGTCCAAGTTCTTCAAGGGTGATTAACCCGTCTTCATAATCTTGGCAGTATTCCACCAAGTCTTCACAATAATGGTGAAGTGATTCACCATCAAGATTTTGTTTAGCAATCTCGTATCGGTTATCCATTTGCTCTTCTTTAGAGTAGTGGGCATTCAGTTCAGCGTCATTGAAACAGATCATTTGGGGCTCCGGGTGTCTGTGTTGGTATGTGTTTACTGTAATGGAATCCTTTGCAGGTGTCAAGATGTTTGGTGCAAGCCTTTGATCTTATCCTTTGCGTCTTGTGCACCTTTGCACACCAATGTCGTGTAGCCAACGCTTTCAAGGTATGCGAGCCAGTCTTTTTGCTCAGCACTGACTACGCCGCCCTTCTGGCGTTTTAGCTCAATCCAAAGCTTCCAGGCGGGGATGAAAAGGTCAGGGACGCCAGCACATACACCTTCAACCTTCAATCTGGCGGCAGTTGAAATGCTTCGTTGTCCTCCGTTTGGGATAGCAAAGATTCGCACGCCTGGGTAAGTCTGGCGGAACCACATCACGAGATCTCGCTGTTCGAAATGTTCGGTGGGTATCAAAATGGCACCGCCTCAATCCAAACATCACATTCGCCTTCAGTGCCAAGAAACTCTGATGGCGGCTCGGCGTCGAACTTTTCGCATTTGCCTCTCTCATCGTAGTGGTCGCAGCTAGCGCAACACTTCGGCGGCCCGCCACGGACGCTTCGTAGGTAGTCAATAAAGAACTGGGGTGGATTCGGTTTCATGCCATTCTCTCCGTAGTATTTTGAAATATTTGCCGTCACGTTTGTACTCAATTTGTTGAGGCGGTTGGCCTTTTGTCATTTGTTTTGCAATATCATTCAAATCGGCGGACGAATAATCCAAGGCAACACCGGACTTTTGCGCTATCTCTGCTAATTTTTGCCTTGCTCTGCTGCCTGCATAGCCTTCGTGCATGACGGGCAGGTACTCAGTCACCGCAGGCTCGCTCAAGCCGCCATACATCACGCAAGAAAGCATCTCATTCCCACTGGCCTTGCTCGTATGCTTGCGCCATGCCCAGGCCCGTACATTCATCTCAAGGCCCTGGACGCCCATAATGTCGTCAAGGTGAAGTGTAAGAGGTTTCTTGGCGGGCGCAGGGAAAGGATTACCGCAAGCAGGACACTTCAGCGCAGAGATAGGGCACAGCTCGTTGCAAGCTTCACATATTTTAACTGGCGCTTCGCCATTGCCTGACCCGCCCTTCTTTGGTGGCTGCACGTTTGTGATTGGGCCATGCGTACTGACTACGCCGGCAAAGTCCAGCACCAAGCAATGATCGGTGTGGCTCTTTGGGCGTAAACCTCGGCCCGCCATTTGCACATAGAGACTTGCCGACATGGTGGGGCGCAGCATAGCGATTAAATCAATGTCCGGGTAATCAAAGCCAGTCGTGAGTACATTTGCGTTGGTCAGCGCCTTGATCTGGCCTGCCTTGTACTGCTTTAGCAGAAGCTCGCGCTCGGCCTTTGGAGTCTCACCAGTGATGCAAGCAGCGCCGACACCGTAAGCGTTAAGTGTCTCTGCCACCGCTTCGGCGTGCTTCACCCCGGCACAAAAAAACAGCCACGCCTTACGATCACCGGCCAGCCTAATGACCTCCTTAACGGCGGCAATGTTGTTGGCGTCCGTGTTGACAGCCGCTTGCAGCTCGGCCTCAATGTACTCGCCACCCCTCTTGTGTACGCCAGCGACATCTAACTGCGACGTAGTGATTTTGGAGCGTAAATTTGACAGGTGGCCTTTGCGTATCAGCTCTTCAATGCTGACTGGCTCAATTAGGTCGTCAAAAAGGGCAGGCTTATCAGTGATGAGTCCGTGGCCCAGACGATAAGGAGTTGCGCTATACCCAATAATTCTCATGGCCGGATTTATGCTTAGAAGTTCATTTAAAAACTTTCTGTACCCTCCCTCGTCTTTATGTGAAATGCAATGACATTCATCAACTATGCAAATATCGATGTGGCCAACTTGTTGTGCTTTGTTCCTGATTGATTGAATCCCGGCAAACGTGATGGGCTCTCCAAGCTGCCTTTTGCCGACGCTGGCACTGTAAATACCCATAGGGGCGCCGGGCCATATTTGGCGCATCTTCTCTGCGTTCTGCTCAATTAATTCTTTCTGATGGCACAACATCAAAGCGGTTGTTTCTGGCCATTCTTGAATTGCTTTACGTATAAATTCCGCGATAACTACACTTTTCCCAGAACCTGTCGGCAACACAACGCATGGATGCCCATCGTTTTTTGACAGCCATTCATATAGTTGCTCAATGCTTCTAGATTGATAATCACGCAATTGCATCAGTAACTTTCTCCGCGTTTAATTCGGCTGATGGTTGCCTGACTGACGCCAAACATGGCAGCAAGTTTTTGTTGTGATATGTCCGTTTTTCTGATTTGATCTGCCTGCCAATTTGTCAGCTTTGACAGTCCTTTTTTATTTTCACCACGACCAGTAAATGACCGTTTCTTTTGAACCATGTCGCGCATGTTGTCGTGGTGTGTTCCCACAAAAAGATGATCTGGATTCACGCAAAGAGGCGTGTCGCATTTATGGCAAACATACATTGACTTCGGTATCTCACCATGCATCAGTTCAAATGAAAACCTATGCGCTCCAGTTGACTTTTTATCATCAGTCCAATGCCGTGGATATAAAACACCTTTGCCATTTGGCCTTGCCCCAGCTTTCCATATCCAGCATCCAGACTCGCTGATTTCATACTTTTTGTGGAATCTCTCAACAGCGTTACCGTCTTCTACTTTTCTGCTTCCAAAGTTATTGACATTGCCACGTTTATGCAACCTTCGGTAATGCTTGTCACAGTATCCTTTTGATATAGCATCACGCTCACATCCATCAAATGCACATTGCATGTCGTTCTCCTTGTGTCAGTAAGTCCATTTTATAGGAATGACAGACACAACGCAACCAGGCGTAAAGCTGCTCGATGGTGCGCTGTTGGTAGGGTCTTAACATCATACCGTCACCTTGTAATCATGAAAAATGGTTCCTTTGTTTGCGTTTCCCACTCTGCAAGCCTTGACCCAGCAAGTATTACCATTAGGTAGTTTGCGAATATGTCCACGACGATCATGCAGCCTGGGGCTTGCGTGCGTGCCTCCTTGAGAGTCTTGCTTCAGTTTGCTCGGCTTAATGTCTATGGTTCGCCACTCATAAAGCGGAATCCTGCCTTTGCTAATCAGCCGAGTGCTTGTGATGCCGTGTTTAACTGATGGCGTGTAGGCTGTCGTTCCTTGATCTAAGCCGACATACCAAAGCGCGACCAGTCTGGCCACCATCTGCTTGTCTATGTCAGCCATCTCATCTTCAGCATTCGCATAGATGCGCCCATCCCGCACCGTATAGGTTATCATCGGAAAACGTCTAAACTTTTGACCGTCAATGCCAATCCAGCAACCGGCAATGATTCCTTCTTCTGGATCGTCACAAGCCACTGTTAGCAGTGCCTCGTACGTTTTTCCGTGTTGCATTCCTTTTGCAACGCAGAAGTTTTGCTTGAACGGTGGTCGGTAGTTTGTCAGCGTGTACGCTAACGCCCTGGTGTTTTCAATATGTAAAGCGTTGCTGATGTCAAACCACATTCCGTCCGTCGGATCACCTCCGGCCAAAGCGTAATGCTTCACCCATTCACGGATCAAAGAGGTCATCCCACCACCCTCGCCGTAGACCACTGCGCCCGCACCTCGCTCACCTCAGCATTGCCACAAGCATCAGCATTTGCTAGCAGCTCTTTGCTGGAATACACGCCATCCCCTAGGGCACCATTCGCAATCTTTTTTCCCTTGACTACGTAGATGGCTTGCCATTCATTAGCGCTCTCCCTGCGCTCCCAAGGCACCATATCAGGGTGCAGAACGTGGCTCTCGCAGCCTTCTCGCTGTGCTTCCAAGGGGATAACGTCATCCCATCGCGCACAATGCCAAGTGGAATTTGGCAAAGCGGTTGAATGGGCACAGGTACGACAATTAACTTCTTTTGTCGTCTTTAACTTATGGCACATATCATGTGCGGGGCAGTATTTGCACTCGTGCCAAGTCGGATTTTTGCTAAGTGGCTCGGGCATGCGGTCGGATTGTGTAATCCTATAACCACGCTCTACCAGCTTTTGTGCTGCTGGCAAGTCTAGGCGCACCCGCTCTGTATAAATGCGGTCGTCATCTTTGCAGACCGCTACATACAAAGCATAGTTTAGTTCCGTGCCAAGCATGTAAAGCTGCATCTGTGCCCAGTGCATTGGCTTTGATTCCTTCACACCCTTCGCTTTTACGTCATTGAATGACTTTAGCGAGTGCGTTTTGGCCTCGAAAATGTGCCGAGCCTTCGGGGCATCAGGCACGCCAGACTCGATGATGCCATCCAGGCTCCCGCTGACATGCGAGCCAAAGTCAACCCGGCTCTGACCCGCCGTGGGGGTCTGAACATCAATGCCAATGGCCCGCAGATCACTGATAATTTGTGCTTCTTCATTGTGGCCCCTGCGAAACAGCCTCAACATGCGACCGTTAAACTTCTCAACCACTGCCCAGCGAAACGACAGCCAAAGCCACCGATCACATGGATGGCCCAGCATTGAGGCTCCCAGGTGCGGGCGTGGCCCCTCCTGCTGCTCCTCGTGATGCTTGTCAATTAAAGATGCTATTTGATCTAACTCAAATATTTTCATATAATTTACTTGTAGTCCCCGGTGGTTGTCTTAGCCCCTCGCGTGAGGGGCTTTTTTTTGCTTAATTCTTAGCAGCCCAAGGTGGCGCAGCCTTGGCGGTGGCTGGCGTAGACAGCACAGGCATAGGAAGCCCTGGCGTAGGCATAGAGCCACCAGCCAAAGCTTTAAAGCCCTTCACCTCGTTGCCGTCGCCATACTGCTCGCTCAACTTGACTTCCAGCTTGATCGACAGGCTCCCGCCGATTAGTTGGTCGGTGTCGTCAACCCGTGCCAAGCCGATAGCTCGCATGATTTCGCCAAGTTGCTGACGGCCAATTTCCTCAGCTTTTGGGTTTGGGTTCTTGATGTTCAGATTGCCGTAAATAACGCGCCCCTGGTGCGTCGGGCCAGTGATTGAATACTTGACAGCAATGTATTCGCCAGTCCCCGCCTTCGTTTCTTTAATCTCAGCGCCAGAGATTGTGGCTGTGTACCAGCCAGCAGGCAGGGGGCTAAAGTCGTTTGATGACTTTGGCAAGTCAGAAACATTGAATGATTGTGAAAGTGATGCCATGTTTAGTTCTTCCTTGTAATTGAGAATGATGGCCGTGAAGCCGTTGTAGTGATTGCATCTAGCAGAGGCTCAGTGATCGATTCATGTGCAGCTTTCCAAGCAGACATGTTGATCTCTGGCTTCCATCTAAACAGCGAAGAGAGGTGTTCGGTAAGCCCGGCTTCCTCTGCTAGTGCTTGCAGTCTAGCACTATCTATCTTGTAGTCAATACGTCCGGCTACTTTTATTTCATAGAGTTGTGTTGTTTCTTTAACAGTTCCCTCCAAGTTTTTTGCAATGTTAAGGGCGGAGGCTAGCCGGTCTTCCGCATCTCGCCTCTTTGCTGTTGCTACCTTCTCCTTGTTTTTTGCGTATTCCCATTCCGTTGCAAGGGCCTCAATTGTTAGTTTGTCCATGTTATTTAATGTTTAAAAGCAGGTAAAAAACCAATGCCAAGTAGATTACAAAAACGACCACCAATAAGCTAAATATATAAATCATTTTTTACGCACCATGTTTTTGATTGCTTGAATTTCTTCTATTGAAAGCTTGCGCCCAATTGAAGATTTGGGTTTGAGTTTGAATTCTTTTATAAAAGATGGTAACTCCTTCGGAACGTTCTTGCAGTTCCAAAACTGCCATTTATCAGATACTGATTGCAGCGTAAAGTGTTGGCTGGTAATGCCCAAGCTTTGTATTACTTCTCTAGGGTTACGCTGCTCTCCGCTTAATTCTGCGCCGATAATGTCATAGTTAAGATTCATTATGATGCCTTGCTCGATCATTGATTGCTTTTGCTTCAGCTTCTAACAAGCCACGACCAATTGCCTCGTTTGGGGTTGTTTTCAAATTTCCTATAAAAATAGGAAGTTCTTCGGGGATATTCTCACAATTCCAAAACCACCAAGTATCAGAGATAGATTGCGGCGTTGAATTCTGGTAAGTGATGCCTAGCACCTGCATTACTTCTTGTGCGTGTCGCTTTTCACCGCTCATGTGAGCGCCAATTAGGTCATATCTCAAATTTTTCATGTGTTATCTCCTAGCGTCCACGGCTTTGCTTTCTCAAGCATGAACAGCCCTTCTGCGCGAGTCATCTTTGACGACCGGACAATTAGCTCGCCATCTGCGTCATAACCAATTATCAAGACGTCTGTCAGGTTGTCGTCGCGGGCAAAATCAAGCGCTGACAGCAAGGCTTGTTCTGGCGTGTAGTTCACGCTGGCGGGTAAAGCTATGATGTTTTGATTGTTCACTCTTCACTCCCGACGTTGTGTGCGTGAAATAAAACTTGGCAAATCTCAAGATAGAATCTGTAGTAACGAGCGGCACGCTCCAGGTCTTTTTCTGTTACGTCTTTTAGCCTGAAGAGATCCAAATTGTGTCTGAGATCAGCCATCTTTACTAAAACCGCGTCGGGGTTTGCTTTGACTCTGGACTTGTACGACTCGTAAGGCTCGCCCTCTAACTTCGTTAGCGCGAAGATGCCCGCCACAACTCGGGGCGAGAAGCCCGCAGATTGCAAGAAGCGAAACCCCTCTTCAGTGGTAGGAAACGTATCTTCTATAATGTCGTGGCCAAGTGCTATGCACTGTAATTCCTCATCACTGCTTTCGAGGAAGTGCATAACTTTCAGCGGGTGGAGGATGTAAGGCAGTCCCCCTTTGTCTATCTGACCATCATGACGTTGCGTTGCCAAATAAAGCATGGTTGTCAACTGCTTCCCTTTACGCATCTCGTTCATTCCTCACTCCCGATACCGTGTGCTCGTTCAATAGCGCGGGCAAAGCGCAAAACATCGCTTGGTGACTCAACCCACATTTCCCAAAGCACTTTGTCATCAAGAGGTTGAAGATTTGCTGCATCAATCACAATTTCAGTCAGATCAATATCGCCACGCCAATTCTCCATGCTGGTCACCCATGCGTGATGGCAAGCGTCACGTACAGCAACGGCCACATTCATCAAATCCATGTGGTACAGAGGAGGGTCTGCATACAAATTTACTGCATCAATCACAATTTCAGTCAGATCAATATGCTGCCGACCATCTAACTCATGAAAGACAGTGGCAATTGCTGGTTTGTGAAGTTTCTTACTCATGGCCATTGTCGTTTCCAATTTGATGAAAAGCCTCAACTGCTCGGGCATAAGCCCTGTGAGCTGCGTAGATTGGTTTGTGATTGTTCGTTGCCCACTGCGAGTCGGTTACTTTGTCAATTTCCTCATCAGTCATCGGCTTGCGCTGGGGTGGTGATGTGTAGAGCGGGATCAGCCCAGGGCCAGCTTGTTTTACTTCTGACGCACAGAAGAAAACGGGGAGTCCGTGTTCGTTTCTTTCCTCGGTTCTCCAGGCGTCGGGCTCGTGACTATCTGAACAGTCACTAGGTACTATTTGACTTGCCAGTGCTTCTCGTAGCAAATCCATCGCTGTATCAATATCACCAGGCAGCGCAATGCCGCTGGGGGAAATACTGAGTTTGTTGATATCTTCCAGCACCGCCAGCGCCATCTCCGCTGCTTCTCGTAGTGTGCTCATGCTTTACCCCCCGTTGCTTTGAGAATAGAACCTTGCACCATATCCCAAACATCCTTTGGTATGCGGCCATCATCGTTTCCCAGTCTTTGTAGAGCCTCCAGCATATACGGCGCTGCTGAAATTAAACGTGCATTTGCTTCTGTTAAAAGTTCGTCGCCAATTTCTTCCATAGAACAGATTGAAATATGTCGTTCGTCTTTTTTATACATAATTTCAGTAGTGCAAAAGCGTTCGCCGAATTTAAGACCCATTCGATACCATGGTCCAGGTGTGTGCTTTGTCATACACTCCCCCCAATCTTCGAAATGATCGCGCCC